TGAATATAGAAGATGCTGGTTTTGAAATTAGAGACCAGATCCAATGGATATATGGAAGTGGATTTCCGAAGTCGCACAACATCGGTAAGGCTGTAGATAAACTTGAAGGTAATGAAAGAGTGGTTGTTGGAACATTGGCAGATTTGAATCCAAGATATAATACTCCAAGAAAAGGTGGTGATAAATACGGAGATGGGTTTGGTGAAAGTGAAGTAGCACCACCACTAACAAAAGGCACCTCACCATATGAAGGTTGGGGAACTGCTCTTAAGCCAGCAAACGAACCTATTTGTGTTGCAAGAAAACCTTTAAGTGAGAAGTCAGTTGCTGAGAACGTGTTGAAGTGGGGTACTGGTGGAATTAATGTGGATGGTTGTAGAGTTGGAACGGATGAAAAATGGAGTGGTAATAAAAAAGAGGAATGGAAAAGACCAGGTCTATCACTATCAGGTAGTTTAGATGGAACATTTAATTCACAGAATTCCGATAGTCACGATCTGGGCCGATTTCCAGCCAACATAATTTTAGAGTGTATATGTGATGAAGTGATTAAAGGTGAGAAGGGTGAAATCAAGATAAGTAATAATGGAAATAGTAAGGAATTTGCTGGTGACAAGGGAGCTGATACAATACATTACACAGACAAAGGAGACACTCACACTGATCCGAATTGTCCGTGTCGTTTATTAGACGAACAGAGTGGTGAGAGTAAATCAAGCGATCACAAACATATTGGAAATGATGCGGAGACAAAGTTCGGTCAAATAAAAAACTCAAAAAGAGAAAGTGTATATTCCGACAAAGGTGGAGCCTCACGATTTTTTTATCAAGCGAAAGTTTCAAAGGCTGAGAGGAATATGGGGTTGGATGGATTTGAGGAAAAGGAAGTTGAAATGATCGGTCAATTAAATAACTCAGTTAGAGACAATGGAACAATAAGAACAACACCAGAGGCTAAAAAGAATTTCCATCCTACCGTTAAACCAATTAACTTAATGGCTTATCTATGTAGATTGATAACACCAGAAGGCGGAATAGTTTTAGATCCTTTTTGTGGTTCTGGTTCAACAGGAGTAGCAGCTCTTTTAGAAGGTTTTAGATTTGTTGGTATGGAGATGGATGCAGACTATTTTAAAATAGCAGAAGCTAGAATAGATAGTTATGAAAAATATAATAAGTTTAAAAAATGATATATCTTGAAAAAATACTCACAGGATTTTTACTTGGTTGGTTCGTGGTTAATTTTGAACCTTTTAAATGGATTCTAAAACCTATAAAACAATATGGTATATATGTATATTTATATAAACTGGTCAGTTGTCCGAAGTGTAGTACATTTTGGGTGACTCTATGTTATACACAGAATATAATCATTGCAATCGCAGCGAGTTTTATAGCTGACTTCTGGGATAGAAACTTTAATATAATCAGATTATGATAGAGAAGTATAAGGACTTGATTAAAATGATTGACGCGAGAAAAGGCATACCTCCTTCACTTGAGCCTTTAGTTGTTAGAGCTTACGAAGATATATTCGGTCGTGATGAGAACTTTGAAGGTTGGGTAAGGTGTAAGTGTCCGTCTTACGTAAAGTTATTTTATACGGAATTAAAAATCAAATTAAACAATTATGAACGAGGAATACAATAAAATTAGTAAGTTAAAATTTAGAGATCGTATCACCAATAGTGATATAGTTTTTATTCAACAGATGCACCAGAAGTATTGTAGTCAGTTGAAAAAAAATATATGTTGGCAGTGTCCGAACTCTATAAGAGAGGCGATGTTTGATTTGTTCAACTATATTGAAAAAAATCCGATTATAGATGAAAGTCAAGTTAATACAATCAAGCAATCTGATTTGGTTGGAGAAAGAGATCAACCAGTTTCTACAAAACGTAAAGTTAGAAAACCTACAGATGACAACGAGTAATGGAACTTATATAGTGGTCATTACATACAAATAAAAAATAATTATGAAAGTACTTAGTTTATTTGATGGTATATCTTGTGGATTACAATCACTTAAAGAAACAAATATAAAAGTTGAAAAATACTATAGCTCTGAGATAGATAAAAACGCTATAAAAATAAGTAATAAAAATCACCCAGAGATTATAAGACTTGGTGATGTTAATAGTATTGATTTTGATAATTTCAAAAATATAGATTTATTACTAGCTGGATCACCTTGTCAAGGATTTTCAACTCAAGGTAAAGGCCTCGGTTTTGAAGATAATAGAAGTGTCCTATTTTATAAATTTATAGAGGCTTTGAAAATCATAAAACCTAAATACTTCCTTTTAGAAAATGTTAAAATGAAAAATGAATGGCTGAATATAATAGACAAAGAAGTAGGTATCAAAAGATACTTTTTATCATCTTCACATTTCTCGGCACAAGATAGAAGGAGGTATTATTGGACGAACATTGATTTTGATAAAAATAATATAAAAGATAAAAATTTAAATTTTAAAGATATAGAAGATAAAAGTGCTGATAACTATTTTAACGAAAATAGAATAGAGGATTTAAAAAATAAAAGTTGGAATCAAACTAAAACGTATATATTAAATTCTGAAAAATATATGAAGAGTAAATTCCCAACGTTATGGGGCGCGAATATGTGCCCAGGTAATGTTCCTTTTATAAAAAAAGATGATAAATATAGGTTATTGACTATACTTGAATGTGAAAGGTTACAGACCTTACCTGATAATTATACATATTTTGAAGATTTGAGTAATAATGATAGATATAGAACAATCACTAATGGTTGGAACGTCGCGACAATTAATCACATATTAAGTGGTATAATAAAAAAATAAAATAAAAGTTATGAAACAAAACCCAGAGTTACATAAAAGTCTTTTACTTGAAGCCTTAGAAAAGACTTTAGGTATAGTGACGCCAGCTTGTAAAGAGGTTGGTATAAGTCGTAATCAGTTTTACGTTTATTATAACACGGATCCTGATTTTAAAAAGTCAGTTGATGACATTCAGGAAATTACCTTAGACTTTGCTGAGAATCAACTTATACAAAAAATCAAAGAAGGTTCAGAGCGTTCTATATTATTTTATATGAAGTATAGAGGTAGAAAACGTGGATATACAGAAAGTATGGATATAACCAGTGATGGTAAGTCTATAACTGATATAAGGTTGATACACATCAAAAATAAAAACGAGGACGAAGATGGGGAGAACTCTTAACATACGTCACACAAGTGTTTTTGAAAAGAACTGGAACGCCTATAATGACGAAGAAATTCGTTATATAGTTAATCAAGGTGGTTCTCGTAGTTCAAAAAGTATATCTATACTTCAGTGTATAATTATACTTTCATTACAAAAACGTATTGATGTTTCAATTGTTAGGAAGACTTTAGCCAACGCTAAGTCCATAGTTAAAGATTTTATTGATTTACTTATAGAGTATGACATCTATGACAAAAATTCACACAACAAATCAAACAATACTTACACTTTTGAAAACGGAAGTGTAATTGAATTTTTCGGAGCTGACAACGATCAAAAACTTAGAGGTAGAAAACGTGACCTACTTTTTTGTAATGAAGCTAACGAACTTGATCAAGATGAGTGGGTTCAACTTGTTTTGAGGACGACTGGTAAAGTCTTTTTAGATTTCAATCCGTCTGATACAGAACACTGGATCTATGACTTAGTTAAAGACGAAAAATCTAAACTAATAAAATCAACTTATAAGAACAATCCGTTTTTATCACAAGAACAAGTTCAGTATATTGAGGAGTTAATAAACGTTGATGAAAACTATTATAAAATATACGCGTTAGGTGAAAGACCTACTTCAACAACCAGAATATACTCACACTTCAAACAATATACAGAGGGTCCGAACTCAGACGATATAGTTTATTCGTGTGACGTTGGTTATAATCACTCAATGGTTCTTTTAGAGTGTAAGTTCTCAGGTAATCAAGTTTATTGTAAGGAGTTGATTTACGAGAATAAACTGACCGTAAATGACTTTTTAGAAAAAGTGAAATCACTTAATTTAAACATTTCAAAGCCTTTGTATATTGACTCAGCCAGACCTGATGTAGTTGAAGAGTTTAGACGACTTGGTTTTTCAAGAGCTCAAGGAGCTTTGAAGGCTGTTAAAGAAGGTATAGACGCGGTCAAGAGTATGGAAGTTTTTATATATATTGAAAGTGAAAACTTGATGCGTGAATATAAACTATACGCTTGGAAAACTTTTAAAGAAATGATTTTAGATGAGCCGGTAAAATTAAATGACGATGGT